CAGAAGAAAAGTTGCAAAGTACCACACAAGAGCGACTTATTAATGATGTTCCTCTCTCACAGAAGGATTTTAATACAAAGCTCGAAGAACTCTGTCCTCTTAATAAGTGGTTAGTTCTATCTAATATCAATATCTTTATGACATATAAGGTTGACGACCGTAGGAAGATGCTTATGTCTTTAGCTGGTGAGTTAAACGAAGAGGAACTTATGAAATCTTACCCTTTGGTATATAAAGGTATTATTGAAGATAAAAAACAGTTGAATGATTTGCTTCTTCAACAAAATACGACAAAAAAGAAAGCTGACGAAGAATTAAAATTGATACCTGCAAAAGTTCAAGCACAAGAAGTTTTGAGGGTAGATGCGAATTTTGAAGAATTAAAAACACAAAAAATAAAGCTCGATACTGATATTGCTGCTATCGATGCGGCTTTAGAGGGAGTTTCTGAGAAAGACCCTGAAATGGAAGAATATCTTAAGAAATTACAAGCTTTTAATGAAAAGGTTTCTAAAGCACAAAAAGCGTGGCAAGATACTAAGATAAAAGCTATTGATAATTTAACAAAGCTTATATCCTCAGCTTCTACTGCGCTTTTGGAAGCCGAAAACCTATATACAACTAACAGTAAAGCTTATAATAACAATAAAACTTCTTTAGCAGAGGTCTCTATTAAGTTCGACAATAAGATTAAAGAATGGAACAATGCTAACGAGAAGGAATTTGACTATAAGCAAACAGATGTTTGTCCAGTTTGTGGTCGTCCTTATACGGACGATATGAAAGCAACAGAATATGAACATGCGGTTGCGGAATATAATGAGAATAAATCTAATATACTCATAAAAATACAAAATGAAGCTGCTGAATTAAAGCAACGGATGTTAGTGCTTAAAGGCAATATCAATACATATGAGCAGATTACAAAGGTTCAAGATGAAGAATGGGTAGAAAAAGCACAACTGCGATATAACGGGCTGATAAATCAGCGCAACGAAGCTTATAACCAAACATGGGAATCAACCTCAGAAAAAGTTAGCTTTGATAATGAATTAGCAGAAATAGAAGCAAGTAAGCCTACTATAAAGATAGATGCAACAATTGAAGAGAATAAGGAAAAAAAGAAAACCCTTACTTCTCTGCGTGATAAGTTGGTTAACCAAATCGCAGGTGAAGAGACTAACAAGCGAATTGATGCTGAAAAAGAGAAGCTTAATAATCGCTCTATTGAGTTATCTCAGATTATTGCTGATTGTAGTGAAGTTATCCGTCAAATCAAAGCATACAAGAAAGAAAAGATTAACCTCGTTGAGGAGAAAGTTAATTCTTATTTTTCTCTCATTCGTTGGAAGTTCTATGAACAAAATAAGACTAATGACGATGAAAAGGAAATATGCACCGCTATTGATAAGGATGGTATTGATTACGATAATACAAATGACGGAACAGTTATTGATATGGGTGTTGATATAATCAGTGGTATATCTAAGGCTTCAAACATCTTCGTTCCTCTGTTCGTTGACCGCAAGGAATCGGCTGAATATATCGTACATACCGAGCAGCAGACAATATGCTTACAATGTATTTATGGGCAACCTTTAGAAATAAAATCAGTTTAATAAAACTCTTAAATATACAAACATTATGGAAGAAACAAAAGACTTGGCTGTAATTCAGCCACAAAAAGGACTTAATATCTTTGGTTCTATCGAAGGATTTGAAGCAGGACAAAGAATAGCAAAGGTTTTCGCCTCTTCTTCTTTCGTACCTGATGCATACAAGAATAACATTGGTAATTGTATGATTGGTTTAAACATGGCGATTCGTATGAATGCTGACCCTTTAATGGTGTTACAGAACCTTGTTGCTGTACACGGCACACCGACTTTTGAAGCAAAATTTGCTATCGCTTGTTTTAACGCAACGGGCAAATATTCTACTCTTAGCTATTCCGAAATTGGTGAAAGAGGCAAAGATAGTTGGGGTATGTATGCCTATGCTATTGAGCTAAAAACAGGTGATTTAAAAAAAGGACCTGCAGTTACAATACAGATAGCTAAAGATGAAGGTTGGTACGCTCGTAATCCTAAATGGAAGAATATTCCTGAATTGATGCTACGTTATCGTTCGGCATCTTGGTTTATCAGAACAACCGACCCTGGTATTATGATGGGATTCCAAACTAAAGAAGAAGCGGAAGATGCTGAGTATGTTGAAATTTCTTCTGTTACACCTTCTGTTTCACAATTATCCGAAGAAGAGAAGCTCGCACAAGCTCAGCAGCAAGAGGAACAGCAAGCTAATTCTCAGTCGCTTGATATGGATAATGGCGAGAATAAGGAAGAAAATAAGGCTGCTAATAATTCCTCAAACGAAGAGCAGAAAACCGCTCAGACCGCAGAAAATGCGGCTCAAACCAAGCCTAAGGCAAAACCGATGGGTAAGCAGGAAATGCCTGATATGTTTAAGCAGCAGTAAATTGACGGATAGGAGAGAGAGAAATCTCTCTCCTATATATAAAAAAGGTATAGTATATGCAATTAATTACATTAGGTAGTGGAAGCTCTGGTAATGGGTATATCTTACAGAATGATGATGAAGCACTTATCATCGAATGCGGCATGCCGTTAAAAGATGCCGTAGAGGCACTTGGAGGAAATCTTAAAAAGGTTGTCGGTTGCTTGATTACTCATAGCCACGGCGACCACGCAGGGTTTATTCATCAGTATGCACGACCTTTCAATATCTTTGCGACCAAAGGTACTTTAGAAGAGAAGAAGGTAAAGGAAGGCGATTTTCATTACAATGTTATACCGATGTTGAAAGAATTTCGTATTGGTAATTTTGTTATAAAGGCTTTCGATACAGTTCACGACACAAAAGAGCCTTGCGGCTTTATTATTTATCATCCCGATATGGGAGATATGCTTTTCCTTACGGATAGTCATCATATAAAGTATAAGCTATCTTTTCCGCTTGATTATATCCTCATAGAATGTAATCATACAGATTCTTTGGTTGATAAGAGTGTAAAAGAAGGCATTATCCCTAAGAAAATTGGTATCAGAGCAAAAGCTACTCATATGAGCTTAAATAGATGTTTAGAGCTTCTAAAGACAAGTAATCTACAAGGAACAAAAGCAATAGTACTTATACATATGAGTGCAACAAACGCAGACTCTAAACTATTTACTTCTGAGGTCGCTAAATGTACAGGAAAAGCAGTATTTGTTGCTAAAACAGGTTTAATAGTAGAATTACTAAAATGACAGATAAGAATAAAACTTACCACCAATTGGTAAAAGAAGTCGAAAAAGAAATAAGAATGTTTACTAAAGATATTCTGCGCTTTAAAGAAGTAGCTCGACAATATCATAAATAAATTAAGGCGATTGCTCTCACGAGTAACCGCCTTTTTTAACCTATAATTAACCATAGATACAAACAACTATTTTATGATAAGAAATATTCTCTGATGTCGTATACTCCATCCTTATCTTTCAGCAGGTCGAGCGCAAGGTTATAGGCATACTTTACCAAGTTATCGGTATCAATGTCTTTAACGCTTTCTTTGCCAAGAATCTTTGCTATAGTACAGCCGTGGTCGCTAACAACCTGATTCATTGCTACGTACAAAGCATAATCGTTATAATAAGGTTTATCTTCCATTGCAAGACCAAGGTTTTCTAAAGCATCAAGCCATGTCTGCATATCCCAAGTCACAGGTGGATTCATACCGCTTACAATCTCAGAAGCCTCCTTCTTGGTGAGATAGTTTTTCCACTTGATTGCGCAAAGCTTTTCAATATATTCTTGCGCCAGTTCTGGGTGCTTGGATGCCATATCCTGCATCATGCAACGCATCGTGTCTCCAAATGTGTGCATGTACTTTACGTTTGCTGATGTTGCCATTATACTGTAAAGCTCATCAAACTTATTCATAATGTCTTTTGTTTCCATATCATTTCTCTTTTTTTATTCTGTTGTAATTAAACTTTTCAATTCTTCAAAGTCGCTCTTTGCAAAGCTGATACTCTTTTTGCTTCCAAAAAGTATTGTGGTTATTATATTGTCGGGTAGGTCAATAGAAACAGCTCCGCCATCAATGCGACCTTTGATAAAACCAAGGTCAAACTCATAGTTGCTTATATTCTCCAACATCTGCATGAGGTCTGAGAATATGGTATCAGCATCAATGTTTCCGTCCTCATCGGCAATGAATAGAGTAGCGTTGTCAATGCTTTTGCCCCAACTGTCCTTGTGCTTGGCGATGATGTTGTGTGCAGCTCGCTTCATATACACGGAAGGTATAGCCAAAGCAGGATTCTCTTTCACCATATCACTAATTCTTGCGTCTGCCCACAAATCAAGCGATGTAAGCAGTTTCTCTTTCAATTCAGGTATGTTCATTTCTTCGCTCCTTTCTTATCAGTCCCTTGAACCATAGCAAGGTATTCTTGCCAAGTTTTATCACTATGATTTGTCATATAGTCGTTGAGCATAGCAGTTTTCTGTTCTTCTGCCTGCGCTACTTCTTTTCTTAGTTTTTGCATCAAGGATAGGTGTTTCTTCAATGCTTCCTGTCCTTGTTGAGAGCTTTCGATACGAGGGCGAATGATACGCAACTGCTCGTCCTGTACGAGCTTGGTTACATACTGCAAGCTCTCAACGTATTCTTGATTTTGCATCAAGTATTGTTTTTGCGCTCCCGTAAGATTGTCCTCTATCTTGTCAATTTCATCCCAAAGTGGAGTAGAGGACTGCTGCGCTTGCATATTGATAGATGCTCGCTTCTGTTGTATTGCTTCATACATTTTCTGTAGCTCTGCATCCATCATCTGCGGTTGTTGCTGACTTGTGCCCATATCAAGCAAAGGGCTGTTTCCGAAATTCATCATAATCAATATCTTTAAGTTGGTGATATATTATAGAGAGGTGAGAGGGCATCCACCAACGAGGGCAAACGCCCCTCACCAACTCATTTTTTCTTAGTCTTTTTTACAGACTTCCTTACTGCTTTGTTACGCTCCTGTAGTGGGAGTTGAAGCAGCTTGGCAGTTACAGCCGTAGCTACCGTAACCCGAAACTACTGGTGTAGATGGGAGAACCAACTGACCACGCAAGCAAGTGCAGGTCTTTTCGTTCACGTAAGCCATCATCAGCTTCTCCTTGTAAGGAGTGAGAGCTTCCATTACGGCAACCTTCTTGTCGAGGTCGCAATACTTAGCTTGCAACGCATCGAACTGGTCTCGCTGATTCTTGTACAGACCGAAGTCCGCATCAATCTGAGACTTGTAAAGACCGAACTCAGCATTCATCGCTCTGCGGTTCTCTGCATTGATAGCGTCTGTAGCACCCTTATACATAGAGAACTTCTCTGCGATGTCAGTCTCACGCATAGCGTAGAACTTGTTAGCGGTGTCAAGCTTCAAGCCGAACATGTCGGTAAGCAACTTAACTTCGTCAGCACATTCCTTCTCCATTACCTGCAAAGCGGTTGGCTGATTAGAACTTGCGCTAACACCGTATGTGTTGATGTTCACGTTCTCAGGCATAGTGCCACCGAGAGAACCAAACACATTGCGATTACCACCAAACAACCACGCACCAAGACCGAGTGCAGTACCAGCTATTCCAAGACCCAAGCCAGTTCCTGCGATACCTTTAGAAGCGTACTCATCATGCTTCTTTCCCTCTTCGTAGATTTTCTTCTCTACTACTTTAGCATCTGTCATTTCCATGATACAATCTTTTTAATCCTTAAATGTTAACTAACTCTTGTAACGTTACACGGCAAAATTAGTTGTTATTATTCAGACTTAAAATAACTCTATCACACTTTGTTTTAATAGCTGATAATCAGTAAGTTAAGCTGATAGGAGGTAATGTCATATTAAACAAAAAAAGTGGTATGTCGGAAATTCCGAACAACCACTTTTAGGCAATTTCCATTTTGGAAACAACCACTCTCAGTTATTAAGCATTACTTAACAACTGAAACAAAAAAAGAGAAGCAATCACTTGCCTCTCTTACTCTTATTCTTTAAAAAATGCAGAATGTCCCACTTCTTCCAATATCTCGTATGCCCTCGCTTCTTACACTCACCGTTCGGTATATCACCACGCTCGACCATACGATTTAGCGTAGAGTCGCTAACACGTAGCTTCTCTTTAACTTCCTCTGTACTCATCATCGGGTTAAGCATATCGGGGATGATGTCACAAAGTCTATCTAAGTCATCATCGCTCATTCCGCAGGCTGTTACCTTTTCGCCATTTCTCTGCTGTTCGTCTGCCTTAAAGCAAGCATCACTTAGTGACTTCAAAGCAGTCCCGAGTAACTTATAACTCAATATCTTCGCCATATTACCTTTGTTTTTGTGATATTTTCGTAAAAATTGCCCTTATGAGCATATCTTTCTGCCTATTCTCGTTCCATTACAGAATAAATCCGTAAAAGAGTATACGTAGATAATTGCAGTCATTACCATCAGTGCGTAATGACTCATTATCATAGCATTGGTAGTAAAGATGCTGTTATGTACGATATGTATAGAATTGACTCCGAAGTAATAGAAGAATGGAATACGATACCTCCAACAAAGCCAAAAGAATCTGCTTGCAAGGATTATCACCATCGGAAACATATACACCATAAAATAGATGAATAGGTAGCATGGTTCGTTGCCTGGTAGCTTTATAAGCATTTCACGAGGATGCGTGCTGAAGTTTATCATTCCGTAGCTATGCACAAGCATGATAGCTATTGGCATCCACTTACAAAACCACTTAAAGAACTTTAGAATCCTTCTGTTATACCTATTGCCGCTCTTCATCAGCAGTTGCATAATCTCACTTACATCCATTCCCTGCATTAATCGCAGGATTTCTTTTTCCCTATCATTCTGTTCCATAATCCCTAATTTAGTTCGAGCATTTTTGCAAAAATAAACATTTTCTCCATTCGCTCTCATTTTATTAACATAATTAACTTTGCAAACGTATAATTAATTGATATTCATGCGCTTATAGGTGTTTTTTAAATATCTATTTAGCGATAAATAAAAACCTTGCCTATCTTCACAGACAAGCAAGGCAATGTTATCCAAAAACAAATCTACCTTAAAAAACTAATTTATATTTTTGTGTATCTATGGCGTAAGTCTGTATGATAAACCTACTCCGACATAAGGCTGCATACCTTTAGGCGTTAAGCCATATCCTGCTTGTAACCCGATTCTAAACCGTGACTCTTTGTCACGTATTGTGTGAGTGATATAGGTCGTTTTCTGTTTAATGGTGATACTATCAAGGTTAGGCTCGTACCCACTAACATAAGCTCTATACAGCGTATCTTCATAGACCTTCTGAGAGATTGGTATCTGAACCTTTACACTATCGCTTACGAACTGTTTAGTAGCACTATCGCTTGCTATTGGTAACGACCTTGTGATGTATCTAACAACAAAGCTATCTACTGGCACAGGGAATGACTTCTTAACAGAATCAACAACCGTTACCTTTGTTGTATCACACACCTTTTCGCTTTTATTCCTGCCATGCTCTATATATAGGACTATATTCAGAACTATCGATATGCATAACAGCACTCCAAGAACCTTTTTCATAAGCTTTTATTATTTAGGTTTAAAATATAATAGGTTCTTTATTGCAATATTCCCATTTATATCCATTTGTGCTAATTCTATAGCCTCTACAACATCGTCCAATAAGGCTTATATTTGAATTGGTCATTTCACCTGCCTCTTTTATAGAATTGTACGTATTCAGTATTTTACCATTCATATCTTTTTGAACAACCTTCCTTTTGAGAACTCTTGTATGTTTTATCTTAGGTCTTCCGTCTGCGTAATTCCACAAAAAGCCTTTCACAGAGCCAATTTTTCCCATACAACAATATGATATACAATAAGGCATAACACCAATAGCAGCACCAGCATCATAAGAAGATTCATATTCCTTTATAAACTCGCCTTCTAAAGAATACTGTCTAACAGGTATACAATTCTTTTTTCGAGCTTTTTCAAATACGTTACTATAAGCCATATTATAAGTTTCTGTACACCATTCAAGATTCTCGAAATTATTGTTTGTTTTGTTTTCGTCCTTATGATTTACTAATTTGTAATGATGTGGGTTAGGAACGAAAGCCTCTGCTACCAATCTATGTATATAAACCTCCTTATTCACACGTTCTTTTGATAGAATTAAAGTTTCATAACCTAAGCCAACGCAAACGTGGGATTTTCGTATAGAACCTTTCACAAAACGTTTCCCATAAGCTGCATTGACATATCGGTCAAGACTTTTTACTCTTCCTAAATTGCTGATTTGATAGTAACCTTCGTACCCTTTAATGTCTTTCCAAATTTCTACAGAATTATTCATATCTCAGTGCTATTTGTTTACCCCAGTGATTTAAAAATAAAAGGGAAAGCCCACTGAGTTAGCCTTTTCAACAGTCCATGACCCCTGTCTATCCCTTCTGTAAAATTACGAAAAATAATTGAAACTACAAAAACATCAATTAAGAAAATTAGTCAGTTTCTTTCTTGCCGTAATCCCTTGGTGGTTGACGTTTTAAACATCCGTTAACCCTACACTCATTCCACTCTAATTCGTGAGTAATCAGAACTAAGTTATTCTTCTCGTCTTTTAGCTGTCTAATCTGCGTTCTTTGCTTTCCTAAGTCGTCAAACAGCGAATCTATCTTGTCATTTAATTTCTTGCGTTCTGCCATGTGTTCATTGTGCTCATGCTCGTAGAGCTTTTTCCACTCTTGTGCATAAGCCATAGCATTAGCATCTTCTTCTTTTTGTGCAACAGCAGCCTCTTTTCGTTTCCTTGAATTATAGTAGAGTAATTGCCCAACAATACCACTACTTACTAATAATGTTAATATTGAAATCACGTTTTCCATTTTCATTATCCTCCTTTTTATTCAGTCCAACAATCACATTCCCACACTCTTCGCTTCTTTAGACCCTCCAAAGGCTTACCTTTAGAATATATCCACCGCTTAAACTGGTTGGTTATATCTTCATCAGACGCTGACTGAAGGATTAGGCGATAGAGGGTTGACTGCTTAAAGGTGGCTATGCCAAGATTAAAACAGAAGTCTGCACAGGCATCGAAACGTCCTTGTGTCTTCGTGAAGTGTGGTGAGGCAGAAAGGAATATTTCAATTGGTGCAAGGTCGTCAAGAAGCCACTCTTCAGCTTTGGCAGGTGTGCAAGAAGTGTGTGCCGTAACTTTGCGTGTATGACCATATCCGCAAGTCCACACTCCTGCAGGACAACGATAGGCTTTAGAGTGGAAGCCCTCGAACTCTTTGATTTTTTCAATTAATCTAATACTTGCTTTCATATTTCTTAATGTTTAATTAATCCAACTCTTGATTATCCAATCAAGGGGTTATTTTTATTGTTCATATATCATATAATTATTTTTTAATATTATTTATAGGTATAAAATTTGGTATTTAAATAAATAATGGTAACTTTGCAAATGAGGATACCGCTCGTGCCATGGTTACATTTTGGTTACAAATGTGCCAATTGAGGGTATCCATTTTTATTTTATGATAAAACGTGTGCGGACTTTATCAGCACTCATTATATTTATAGTATGCCATTGAGTTTTTTTCCCATTTCGCACTATCCTATATCTGTATACTCCATAGTGTTTAATCGGTCTTCTGTCAAATCTTCCTCTATAATTGGTGTATGAAAAATATGAGCGGTTAGTCCCAGAGAACTTAGAACCTTGTTGTCTTGTATAGAGCTTTTGTAGTCGAATATTCTTTGATTTAAATAGGTCAATATAAAACATATTGTCTATAAACGGATAACCTATAAAAGGCTCCCAAATTCTTTGACCATCACGATAATGAAGTGTTTCTGAAGTAACCTTAACGCCTTGCAGACCTTCTGTAACAGTCTTTAGATAAATATACATGTCAGAACTTAAATCACCACTATTATTCGCAGTATTATCTAACATATAAAAGCCATTCAGTTCAACATTCGTTCGTAATATATCTCCATTACATTCCGTAGAAGCCAAATTTTTTTCCCGTTCGTTACCATCAATAAATACGTGCCAAGTAACGTTTTTCAAAAGAGTGTCTACCTCGTCCCCAGTATGGTCACGACGGATAATGCTGCCCAATTGTGGTACTCTCGACAATTTAAATCTTAGATAACCATTAACAGCATAAGCATTAAGACGTGCTCCCCCATTAAGTTTACCAATAGGGATAGCCTTACCAATTATATACTGAGTCTTGGACTTTTATTTCTTTTTTGCTTCTAATATTGCTATTCGACTCAATATGTCACTAATTACTTCTTGTATACTTTTCATACCTTCGGTAATAGTCTGACCTTTATATCCACCAACGCCAAGTAGATATTTATATCCATTTTTAGGGTCAGAGGAATCTGGTAGACCATCAGGACCAGTTTCTTTCGCATAGACAACTTCTGCATTAATTCTTTTAGTATACGAAGTGCCAACGCCGAGTGTCCTTATAAAATAACTATCATTGTAATTAAAAACTCCTTCGCTATGACCATATTTGCGTGTTACTGTTACATGTTTACCTTCTGCATGTGAACATTCACCAATAGCTTCAGTATCTATACCTTCGGCAACTGCTCCATCTACAATCGTCACTCCATCCCTTGTACGTCCTGCTTTAACAGGAATCCATGTACCATTTATAACTTGTTGAGCCACATGTTTGTAAATAGCATCAGTATCAGTGATATTAGTATCAGCTGTGAGGTCTATCCAATCTCCGAATGTATATGCACCACTCTTTTGCGTATTTTTACGGATATACACTTTACCAATAGCCGTTCCTGTTGTTCCTATAGCTATTTGCGTAGATACATATTGATTATAAACGGCTGTTGTCGTTCTCAAAGTTTGTATGGTAAACGTTTCCCCTGTGATAGGAATGTTTGCAGTTACGTTTGGATATATGCCGCTCGTTAAGGCTTTATTAGCATCGTTGAATGCTATACCTTTGAAAGACAATAACGTTTTTGTATCATATTCTGTTACTTCCTTAATCTGTTGCACCCATTCCGAATATGTACCTTCGAAGCCTTGGCTTAGTGCTGCTTCGTATGCAGACTCGCCTCGGAAGTCGAAGCCTTTGATTTGGAAACATTGCTTGCCGTTGTCTGTATTTCGGATTAGCAATATCACATCCTCGTTCTGTAATTTGTCTACAACTCCAAGCTGCGTGACATTTAATATTTTCTCTTCTTCCATAATATTTTTTGTTTTAAATTAATATACATTGAACTCAAATGGAACTTTCGATACGCTATTTGTACCTGATGCTTCTGTTGTCAGTTTTTCGGGATAGGTTGCAGATAGCTGAGGAGGAGCAAGTAATACATCTTCGTATCTATACCCAACCGAGCCATTCAACCTGTCATCAGGGAATGATTTATCCCAATCTGCGCCACCCCAGGCATAACCATCGCTGGCATTTATATATTGAGCATAGATGGTAACAGTCTTAGAGATTGGTGCAAAATCGTTGCTGTTATCAATATACCAAACGACTACATCGCTATTACCTATACGCTCAATCGAAGATGTAAGATGTAAGCACTGTCCTGGCATAAGGAATAGCATTCTACTGCGTCTGCCGTTACAGATAAAGCAACCTCCATCATACTTTGCATCACCAAAGAATGGTGGCACACCTCCTCCTTGCGGATGGATTCTTCCAGTATTGCCTGTATTATAGTTATTCACGGAAGCTAAGCGAGGATCGGCAAAGACAACCACAACTGCTCTGTGTAGAAATTCGTATGGTTTACCTGTTTGGTTCTCCATAGAATATCTGTCGTTGTATTGATACCTTTTACCAGTTGCCCATTTTGCTACGAGTGGATTATATTGCGAAGATATTGTTAGCTTCATACCAGACTCCTTTATTCCGTGTACTGTCAGTTCGCCATGTTGGTCTGTTGCCGACAAGACAACATCATTAATCATTGGCAGTACAACGTAAGGATTGATATTTATCCCACTCAACCATGTTGCTTGATTGTTTTCTTTCGCCCAAGTTCTAAACGTTACGGACTTATGATGTACCATATCACAGATGATTGGCTGGTAAAGATTATAGGTAATCTCTGCGCTATTCTCTATCAACACGCCTTTCAGGTGTAAGTCTCCTGTGATGACAGTGTTATCCGCATCAAGTGTAATCTTACCCTTTTCTATGTCAATACCTGTACGCTTCAACACATCCTTATTAGCAACATCTTCCGTTGCCTCCGTCCAAGGTGTGTTCATTAATCCTGTTTCGAGTTTAGGCTGGCATACTTGCAATGAGCCTGCTCCGTTGCGTCCATATACCTGTATAGCGATAGCCTGATTGGTGACAGTAGTCTTAGGGCTAAAATGATACCAAACCTTTGTCCACTCAGTAGGAATGTTGTCAAGCTGGATATATCCCGATGTCGTACTATTACCGTTAGCCGAAGTAAAATTTGACACGCTACCATTGCTGCACTCTGCGAACTTGACGTTAGTTAAGAGGTTTAGAGTACACTCCACATTGGTTTTGCTCGAACTGATATAACTTCTGACGAGGAATGATAGAGTGTAGTCTTTGTCTGCTTTTACACTAACGTTACCAAATCTCACCAATGTTACAGACGCACCCTGCTTAACATTCCCTTCACTCATACTACATCCGTCTATTGCGTTGCTTGTAACATTGCCAACTTGTGCAAGATTGCCACCTGTATTAAGGTAACGAGTATTGTCGAGCATATTGCCACCTCTGTAGTCGTAATCTTCCTCCGAAAGCGTCCAGCCATTGTAAGAATCTGACTGCTCAAACATAGGTCGGCATACGTAGCCATCAATGCGACCATTCGTCTCGAGACTGTAGAATAGTCGTACAGAGCAATACGAGTAGCCGCCCGAAGCCACGAAAGTAAACGACACGAGTTGCCATGTGTTTGCAGAGTTCAGAGTCACAGGTTCATCGAGCAATGTGCCTGTGGCTGTGGTTGAGCTCTCGATATTGCCTGTTATAGCAGTTTGCCCAAATACCTTTATGTACAGCTTCGCTGTCGTATCAGAAACCTTTGCCCAACATGATATTGTATATTTCTTGCCTGCGACTATAGGGATATTGTTGCAGGAGTTGTTAGCTCCTTCCCATCGCAGCAAAGGGCATAGTGCTATACTTTTACTTGTAGGCATAAAATGTAAGCAATTGCTATTCTTATATCCGCTTAGCCGCTCCATTGTAGCCTTAGTAGCAAAAGATATATAAAAACCTCCATTTCTTGTGAAGTCAGAGTTCACAAGCAAGTTTCGTCTGCTTACTGCTTGCTCCGTAAGACTAAGAGATATTTCTCTTGCTGACTGCTTTATTGCGCTGTTATATTCGGTAAAGCTCGCCTTGTCCCTGATTTCTTCTGGCAGAGCGTCATATTTGTTACTAACTTCTGTGTATTTCCGCTCGTAGAGCTTAGCTGTTTGTATAACAGAGCTATTGAATTTCGAAACATTAACGCTAAAGGCAATCTGACGATAGAACATTTTTGCGCCATCATTGAACGACACAACCACATATCCGCTGGTCTTGCTAACATCGCTACCATTAACGTTTTCTTTAGCTACACCAATACCCTTTAAGACAATCTGCAAGCACTCCGAAGTCTTGCGGATAACTGCATTGTTGCTTTCGACATTAAAGTTCAAACTGCCTGTTATGCTTGGCTTCTTGATGTCGTCAATAACATTCTTTCCATCTCTTGTAAGCCATATCTCTGCAGTTTGTGTTGCCGATGAATTAACAACTCCATTATCTTCAGTATCAAAAACCAAAGGAGCATTCTTAATAGTGACTTCATGTGCATCCAAGCCATCCTTACCATCTGCTCCTGGCGCACCGTCCTTTATCGCCACTATCGTAATCTGCCCCCTCGCCAATAATATTGCCATACACTTTCATTTTTAGTTTACAGAAAAGATAAGGGTGAGGTGCCCTTATTTAGACACCTCACAAGTAAATGTACCTCTGCCGCTCACGTCTGCGTTAGCAACGGTGACGTAAGGCTTGGTCGAAGCGTTTACTGGACTTGACGTACCGTTCCAGTTTGTAGCCACACCACTGGCATTGTACTTTGTCCACTTGTACGTGAAGTTTGAAGCATGGCTGGTATCTGCCTTTACAACAGCGCCATCCTCCACCACCTTGCCATCTTTCCACACACGGGCGAAAAGCTCAGTCGACTGGGCACCGTTCACAATCTTGTCGCCCGTCAGCGAGTACACCTCCACAACGTATGGGTCGCTCGCATCGAAGAACGTGACGATAGCGCTGGCAGTATCACCACCATCCTTGACAGTACAGCGGAAGGTCTGGAAGTTAAGCACGTCATTGGCTCTCACGTTCAGAGTGCTCACGCCACCCGAAGTGCTCACGCTGCCCGAAGCCACAGCACTCCATGTGCCAGCACTGATATTCAGCACCTCCCAAGTCATAGAAGTCAGAGAAGTGTCCTGAACGTTGCCACGGAAGAACTTCGCCACGGCACGCAGCGTCTTTGTGCTGTTGGTCGAGTCGAACGTGTTGCCATCGGGAGTCTCAATCTGAACCATTTGGAGCGCACCGCCACTCTTCGCAAGCGAAATCGTCTTGTAGCCGATGCACGTAGTCGTAGCCTTAGTCTCTGAGTCAGTGAATTTGCACGACCATTCGATGTTTTTCACGCTGCCGTTATGAGCGATGTTGCTTGTGAGGTTAAGCTGATACGACTTGCCGCTTACTGGGGTAGCAGCCACACCATCCACCTTCCACGACCACTCAGTACAAGCAGCTGTCGGAGCTTGGTCTGAAGCATTGCCAGTCACGTAGACACGGGCAGTGATAACGTTAGGGCTACTTGCCGAATAGTTCGGAGTGTACACACCCGTGTCGGGAGTATAAATCTGAGTCTCGCCCTTAGAGCATTGAGTGAAACACTGAACGGCTTTGCCGTCATTGAGGTCGACGATAGTAATCTGACCATTAGCCAATACTTTTGCCATAATCTTATTTTTGAATTAAAGTTATATTATTTACTATTAATACTCTTCGTGTCTGATATGTACACACGACACCCGAATTGCGCCTGTCTGTCCACATCATCACGTGTGATAAGACACGAGCGCCCCACGCCCTCATGCAGCCTATTCCACACAGCATCATCTTCAGCGTCAGCCGACTGTCGCCACCATGACCATGCACTATTGCCAACAGTGTCACTGATGTCTTCACCGTTACACAGAAGCGTAGCATTGAGCGTCATTTTTCCCGAACCGTTTATCATCACCATGCCAGTGTCGCTCGTTATCATCACCTGATAAGCCACACCTTGGTCGCCCTTAACTCCGTCTGTAAGCACAGGCAGGTCGTAGGTAACTACAACATCTTCATGGTCTGCCTCCTTGATGGTAGATTTTAACTTAACAGATGTAATCTGATATAGATTGCCTATATCAGACAGAGCCTTGTTAGGCAACAGCTTTGTATTGCTACTGCCATCTAAGAGAGTATATTCTGCATATATCAGAGCATCTGTCAGAGTCTCAACCTTGTTGCCAGTACGCTTGTGTACCTTAAAGGTAATATCTGCAGGTGTCGTTGTCTGAGTTGACGGATGGCGAGTATAGTAGGCAACTGAAGGCACAATATCGTACATTATCGTAATAGGGTCGATGATATTGTCAGGAGTGCCTTGGAATAGCTGGAAGTTGTCGGTGTTGTGCATCACCTTTTCTGGGGAAATAATCGTTGTGATTATCTTCCACTGATAAGGGTTCACAATCTTGTTGTCGTTTGTGTCCAAGCTACCTGTGTAGTGAGGTGCACCGAGCTTATGGTACATGGTGATTGCAGGAGCGTTATCATTATCAGTTGCGCTATCCTCTGTAGAGGTAGACAGCTTAATCACGTTGCCGTACTTCTTCCACTGAATTTGGTCGCCAACTTGTACAATCACGTCGTAAGGCGCAGGAGCATCAGGCTTTTCGCCATCATAGCCATAGAATATTCTGTCTGCTATCTTAGTGCCGTTGTCGTCTACATCCGTGCCTTCTTGCTCTGCAAACAATGACGCGAGAGTCTGCATGCCCTCGTCCATAGTAACCTCGACCATTACGTTGCCCCAAACGAGCTTTTTTTTCTGTTCGTTGGCAAGTGTCTTGTCGGAATAAGTAGGAATAGTGAGCAAGTTACCTTGGAACTCCTTTATGTTACTAAGAATAACATAATCGTAGAGCTTACCATCCAACTTCTCTTGACCCACACCTACAACCATACGCCAGTAGTATCTGTTAGATAGTTTCTCTAATTCTCCTGCCTTCACATTAAAGGTCTGACAAAGAGCCATCATGCCAACGTGCCACCAGTTCATGGTCTTGGTAGTACCATCGTCTGCAACGGCATAGCACTTATAAGCGATTACCTTCTCTTTAGCAGCGTCATATATATAGCTAACCTTTGCTATCTGAGAGCCTGCGTTACTGAAGATAGTCGTACCGCCCGAATAGCTAACCTTGCGTATCTCTACGCTCGATGCAAACATTCTCGTTCTCGCTATAAGATAGTCTACAAAGAGGTGACTCTTACCGTCATCGCCCATATACAGGTCAAAGCCTTGCGCTCCGATGATAGCTCTATCCGAAGGAGTACTGTTTTTATCGTGTATTCTGTCAACAACGACATCTGCCAACTTAGCATCGCCATTGCCATTCACGTAGCTCTCGCCATTGCCTAAGCTCATTCCGTTTATCGCCTTGATAACATCCTGTGCTTTTAGTCCCTTTAGGAATGTTATAAGACCTTGCGCTGTGTCATCAAACTGCTTAGATATAAAGTTATCACTACCATATTTTGCAATTAAGTTTCTCAACTGACTAACGGTATATCCTCCACCATTACCATTGCTTCCTCCGCTTGCAATAATTGATTGTACATCTTCTTTTAGCTGAGTAATAGTACCTTTTATCGCTTGATTACCTAATGTAATTGTTTGAATAAAATCGAAATCAATATTGTTCGACAGCTTCAATACTCTTGTAGCAAGCTCATATCCGTGTCCATCCTTGTACGTTACTCTCTGTCCTATTTGTAATTGAGGATTATTCTCTAAGAACACATCTGAATATGACTTAACCTCATAGTTATTCAAATCAGACAATAATCGCACAATCTCTTCTTTTGCTTTTTCTAACAACCTATTCTGAGCATCCTCATAATAGATAGTATCAGCCATTGCAATATTGTAGAGAACAGTAATATTACATTTTAAAGAAGGTTTACTCTCTCCACGGGGAATAAGCTTTTCTGCAGCATTTGTAGGTATTATTATATCATTATCTTCTTGATATATTATCTCGTAATCTCCTTTTTTTATAGAGAAAGGATTTTTGTCTACATCATCCGAGGTGTGTGAAGAAATAGCGTCTTTATGATATGTAAGCTCAAAACCTACATAATCACCATTAGAACCACGACCTGCAAGCGGAGTAGAAAGCGCACCCGTATTAAAGTTTGCTTCAAACGAACATCCGATATTCTTACCATTGATAAGCAAATCATCGGTAACCTCAAAATCATACCAATAGTGTGTAACACCATCATCAACTGTTGTATTGATAATTGTCTTTCCTTCTACTTTTTCTGTAGTAGGGTAAGCTAATCGCATATACCATACGGTGAAGGTCTTATATTCTTTGACAGACCCATCAGTATTCGAGATAGGTATTTTCTTTTTATTTTCGTCAAGAACATACTTAACCCTACCACGCACATCGTATACATATGTATTAAGTGACGGGAAAATATCAGAAAAGTCGAGAACTTTCGTAAAAAGCGGCTCTTTTGTTTTATCTTTTCTGAGGTCAAGAGTTGAATATTTATCAATAGAGTAAGGGCATTCTTCTCCATCAATAGTAATTATTCCGTTTCCTTCTCCTAATTGTAATCTTATATCGCTTGACGATATATTTTCTCCTTGACTATTTACTTGTGTAATATTTCTTGTGCCGCCGAAGATGGAGAAGGCGTTGTAATAGCTTTCTTTGCTATTACTAATACTTGGCACACCTACATTCTTTCCAACTTCCAAAACTACAGGAGTTGCACCGACTAAGACTTTACCAATATAGATTATCTCATCATCATAATCAATATGCCATTCACAATTATCGTCAAGAGCATTTGTTATTGCTGTAAGTGCAGATATAAAATCATTGTCATTAAATGATACATTTATAGTGTTAGATGTAACTTGCGTAAAGATAACTTTCCATCCGCATTTGCCAAACATCAAATCCTTGTTAAGAAAATCTGCTATTTTGCCACTAAGTACAGAAGTAGTACCCACAAAAGACCATACATTTTGCTTAATTTCTTCATTTTGCGAATTGCGAATATAGATATAGAACGGAGTCTTAGACAGAATCATTTTCGGATGCTGAAACTCTGGAGTGTATTTCCAAGACATTTCATCCGTCTGTGTTGGTTCATAAGCTTCTAAGAGAAGAAACTTACGGGTTACTTCTCTTACTTTATCTATTTTGTATGTATAGTTAATGTATGCTCCAACAGGCAAAACAACTTTCTCAGCAGTAGAGAAAGAAAGAGATATATAGTCTGATTTAGACATCTCTTGCTCTCTCTTTGCTGCTGACGTTATTTCTGCTTGCAACAGTATTTTATCCTCTATATCATATATCTGAATCATAGCTTAATTCTGTCGTCAGGGTTGTACTCTGTTAATTTGAGTACGAATTTACCTTTTTTTAAGCCATAATCACCAAACTGAGAACATTGGGAATAAACAAGTTTAAAAATCCTCTTTAATTGTGGTATTTTAAGGCAAAATTCTCCCGAATAAGCTATCTTAGTAAGAAAATCTTCATACCTCTGTAAATATTCCTCTACTGTTTCTCCTTCAAGAAAAAAAGAAATGCTTACATCACGTTTATCTTTCTTTGCATACTTTGGCGTAGCGATAACCGATTGCCCGTGTTGTAATCGACTATCATTTATCACATATTCTTTAACAGGTGAAGGAGTTAGCAAAGCTTCTCGCCACCCTTTAACTAATGTAATACCGAAAGTATCAAGGTCTACATAAGAAGAATCATCTTCGTTTACCAATTTTATAAATGCAATATTCTTCATAACTTAATATCTATCTTTCATTAATTTATACATATTTGCGATGTCCTCACGTATCAATATAATAGGTGCAGTATTCTTATTAATAGCTTCCAACTGCTCTAATCCTTGATACTGAATATCTCTCATCTCAGAAACATTGCTTGCCGTTTGTTCAGCATAGAATTTTAACGAAGTTACATCAACAGCTATTGCTTTACGGACTTCGTTCCCTTGCTCTTGTGCTATCTGTATAGCATAACCAATACCGATAAGACTACTGGCTTGGTCTGCGGTGATAGCTTCTATACCTTTTCCTGTTGCTGTTTGTTCTGATTGAGCATCTGCATAACCTGTAACCTTTGCCGTTTCATCACGGATAGTTAATCCTTTCTCTGTAAGCTCTCTATACATATTTTTTAGAAACTCAATATCATCTTCTGTTAATTTACCTCCATTGGCATTCGCACGTTTGCCCCATTCATCATAAAACTTTTGTAAATCGTCTCCTAATTCATTACTAATTCGTGAGGATAACACTCCTTGCATCAGCATCTTTGAGAAATCATTAGAGAAATCTTGTGCATCTTTTGTCATATCCATCAAAGAACTAACAAAATCATCACGCATAGAATCAAAAGAAATCTGAGTTAAGGTCTCATACAGATTTGCTGTGAGTTCATCAAGCGTTTCTGCTTCGGCTGCCCAATCGGATAGTCTTTCATATACAGCTTTTCCATAACCGCCTTTACCTGTATTCTTAATTTCATCACCTGCATAGGTAAGAATAATTTTTGCTTCTTTAGCGTCACGAATATCGCTCATGTCGCCATTCCAATCACGACCTAATTCTTCAGAAATCTTATTTTTCTTTTCTTGTGATATTCTGTTAGAATTCCAATAATAGTTAAAGCTTTTGTGTCCACTCCAATATCCTCTTCGTGCATTGTACATCTCTTTCAGATTCGCTTCTTTCTCTTTTTGAAGCTTCTGTGTATCTTCATATTTCTGAATGGATTTCCATCCACCGCTTTTACTTATTTCTCGTGTAAGATTTTCTATTGCTTCTGTCAATGTTTCATTTTTTTCGGTAAGTCTCTGAATTAGCTTATTTACCTTCTCCTCATTACCTCCTCCAATACCTAACATATGACCGAAACCTTGAAAACCGTTAACAACACCATCAACAAAACCCATTAAATCACCCGATGCTAATGACATTATCGCACTCTGGAATCCACCAACTCCTTCTGCGAAATGTCCTACAGCTTCTCCAAACTCTGTATTACCAAGTCCAATATCTTTAACGAGGTTGTTCATGCTCTGAGCATTTTGATTGATTAATGACATAACATCAGTCAATCCCATACCCTTAGTATTGAAAACGGCATCTGTAATGCCTTTTAATCCTTTCTTATCTTTAATCGCATTATTAAAGTTAGCAAGCTTTATTTGTGCGGCTGCAAGATTCTCTTGTGCCTTACCAAGATTTGTAGAGGATACAATAAGTTTATCGAACTCTTTTGCTGCATCTTTTCCTGCTTCCGATAAAGGGTCAAGATTTAACATTTTTAGATAATCATCTTTCGACATAGATGTTATCTCTTTCAAGCTTATATCTTTACCTGTTTTATCTTTAACGCTCTTTTGAATAGTATTTTCAGCTTCTGAGAGCTTCATTCTCATATTGACCTGTTCTTCAAGAGCTTTATTGTACTCCATTTGTACTTCATAAGATTCTTCGGTAAGCCTTTTCTGCTCACGTAGACCAGGCAAAATCTGAGCAAAAACATCCGTTCTCTCGCTGATTTTATCTTCTATCTCTCGTATCTTTTCAGCAAGAGTCTTTGCATCTTCTGCAGATATATCATTTGCATTGATTGCAACTTTAAGTTTTATCTTTAGGTCTTTGAGAGCAGATGTTGTTTGGTTATTTATATCGTTAAAGACCGTTTCCCAATCAATAGACCTTTTAATCTTTTCAAAATCTAATTCTTGGCTCTTTTGCTTCTTTTCTTCTTCAAATGCAGCTGCTTCATACTCATTACCTTTACTTCTTGCTTCTTTGATTTTTTGATTATATTCTTCTATGATAGCAAGTTTCTGACTTTCGAGGTCTCCATACTTTTTTAGATATGCTCTATAATCTTCAATAGATTTCAACCTCTGTTGATATTCATACTCTGCTTGTTGTGCGGTTAACAGATTTGTCTTGGAATCTATAAGCTTCCTCTGTTCACTATTAAGCGTTATATTCTTATCAAGACCACTTGCATAGAAACCTTCTTTTTTCTCATTTTTAGGATTTCTATCATAGTTAGCTTTCGCTAATTGTATATTCTTTTGTCGCAAAGTCTCTGCTTCTTCTTCAATCTGATGCTTTTTTTTCTCGAAGTCGAGTTTACGTTGCTTAGTTTCTTTCTCGCTTGCTTCATGAGTCTTTGCGATTGCAGTTTCTTGCTCCGCTACATACAATTCCCATTCAAGCTTTTTCTTTTCGGCAAGTTCTTTTGCTTGCTGTTCTGCTTGTTGCTCTCTGTAATTGCGAGCTTTCTTTTCTTTATCTGTTTCTTCTGGTATAAATTTACCTCCATCATCTATACTTGTATGATTTGTTTTTTGGTTCAACGCCTTCTGATTTGCTCTTCGGCTTCTTAACCAAGCATTGTATTTAGTTGCATCATATTCTGTTAGCTTATCTTTGTTTTTCCCCCAATATCCTACCATCGCATTCTGAGTTGCATTCAGCAATGCTTCTTCGGAAAATTTAGGAAAATTTTTCTTGTAGTACTCGTATTGCTTCTTATATAGACCATTAAGTTTATCCCTCTGTTTCTTATAGTTATTCAATCCTATATTTTTATCGCTATTTTTTTTGACTTTTTCAGATGATGATATGGCGAAAGCGTCTACAGGGTCAACAAATGATGGAATATCGTAACTATTTGTTGTTTTGTTTTGTCCCTTATGTATTCTATCATAATTCTTTAGATAATCAAGTTCATCTGCTGTTTTTTGCGCACCACCAATAATCTTGTTAAAGAAGTTTAGTACACCTGTAAGTATAGGAGTAAGATTAGCATTAAATGATGTCAAAAGACCATCCCAAGCGTTTTTTAGTTTAGCGACATTGGTAGATGCTCTCTTGTTAGCATCGGCAAGTAGCTCAGTTTTAGCTTTCGGGTCGTCAATACTCTTACCATATGTAGCAATAGCATCAGCATTGTTTATAAAGTATAATGCCGTTTGTCTTATTCTTCCTTGAAAAGTCTTCTCGGAGAGTTCGCCATTATTTAATGCAACTTTAAGATTTTGCAAAGCTTGTATCATACCAACAACTGATGGTTTATACTTATCGTTTTGCAATCTCTCCATATTCATAAGCATCATAGACATCTTAGATGCAGCTTTCTGTGCTCCTCCAAACTGTGTGCTTGAATAGCCTATAAGGGAAGCCATATCTTTGAATGATACCTTATACATAGAGGCTGTGCTACCTGCTGACATTAAAGCATCTGCCATACCTTCGAACGAATCAGTAGAATTTCGTGCAGCCGTTGCAATTATTGCTGATGCTTGGGTTGCTTCTTCTGCTGTCATATGGTATTCAGAAGCAAGATTAGACAGATACTTAGCACTTTCTTTAGAAGTTTTTCCGCTTAAAGCTCCGAACTCGTTAGAGCTTTTTACCATCGTAACAAGAGCTTCTGATGAACCATACAAGCTATCCCAAACTTTTACGAACTGTGTGGCAGCTTCTGCCATATCTGCAGCAGATTTAGTCGTTGTACTTGTTAGAGCAAGAATATCTTGTCTTACTTCGCTTAGTTTATTGCTATCAATATAGTGTGATAAAGGTTGTAGAGCTGCTCGGAATTGTTCAGCATGAATTGTTAGCTCGTATAGTGCTTTACCGACAGTTCCAAGAGCTGCACCCCATGCTCCAATTTTTCCAACAAATGAGAATAAGCCTGAGAAGTCTCCTTTTAGTGCACTGCTAAAAGATTTCTTTATTGAAGAAAATATACCGCCTACTTTCTTTGCTGACTTTTCTCCTTCTTTACCAATCTCTTTAGTCTCTTTTTTTACCTCTTTAGCTTTTTTGCTTGCATCTTCATAAGTAGTACCAAGCTGCTTTAGAACGTCTCGACCCTTAACAATATGCTCGTTAAGGTCTTGTTGGTCTTTAAGGTTTTGTTTTGCTTCATCGCTATTTTCTAATTTTGCAGCTTTAAACGAAGCATATTCTGCCTTTAACCTCTTTAATTCTTCGTAATCAAGCCTTAGAACTTCTGTAACGCCTTCTATAGTAGCTTTTTCTTCTCCAAACATTATTTCAGCATCCTTAGCCGAAGAATTTAGTTTTTGAGTAGCTTCAGATTGCTCAACAATACCACGAGAAGCTGCATGATGCGCAGCATTAAGCTCATCTAAAGATTTATTAAGTATCGTTAGTTCTTGACGATACTCTTTAATTTGAGCTTGTGCTTCTTTAACTCCTTGCGTGTATGCTTCTTTATCATCAATGGTAACTGTGCCATTATCAACCTTTGATTGGTATGTATCAGAAAGTGATGCTATCTTCTGTTTTTCTTCTTCTATTTGCGCTACTAAAGATTTTGCAAACTCTAAACCACTTTCTTTACTCTTTATGTACTCTTCTTGTGAAGATTGCCCTTCTCGCAAACGTTTAGAAACAGCATCAATGGCTTCTGCTTCCATCTTTGCGGTATAGACATAATTATCTGCATTTTCGGTAAGTCGTAACTTTTGCTGAGTATTTTCTTTTGTGGCTTCGGTTTCTTCTACAATCTTTGAAGAGTTCTCTGCATGAGCTACAGCTTCTGTTCCAACGGCTGCTGCAGCACCAATATGAGCTGTAGCCGATGCTCCTGTTGCTGCTGTTGATATAGAACGACCAGCGTTCATTGTTTCAATGGCTGCGTTTAGTGAACCAACATATTGTTGGGTATTGCTAAATGTACCCAACATTGACGAATACTCACCGTTAAGCTTTTCTACCAAACTCTGTTGAGATTTTAACTGCTCATTTATTTCATTCCATTTCGATGAACCTTCGGTCGCTTCTAACAATCTTTTTTTGAGCTTATCTACTGTTACTTCTGCAGTTGATGCTTCCGAAGCAAGTTTTTTTATTGCTTCTGGAGTCGTTTCTAAAGATTTATTTATCTCAGCGATAGCTTGTTTGTAAGCTTCAATAGACTTCGTTGTTTTATCACTTTCAGAAGCTGCACTCTGAGAAATATCATTCAAAGCCTTAGTCATTTTAGAGCTAACTTCATTAGTTTTTACTCCAAGCTGATTAAGGTTATTTATCAAATTATCAAAAGACTGCTGAATATCTGAAATATCCATTTGTCCACTGATACCAAGAATTTCGTCTGCTGCCATATTGTTTGCTTATTTATCTGTTATTACATCATGCCCATAAAGAAATCATTTGCAGAGATTGGTTTATCTATCTTATGATACTCTTTTTGTGGTCTTTTTTGCTTTCTATTGCCCTCTCTTTGCTCATTCTTAGATTTTGTACTTAACGAAGGTGCTGAGCGATTGAGCAAGATAATATTAATGTATGAGCGATTAAATACGACCTCTTCGTAACTCATACGGTAGTACTTCATTACTGAACCGATGATTGCCCATGGGGAGTCGTTTTCGGCTCCGTCATTATCTTCATCTGTGTCAGGAAAGTTATAGAGGTTAAGAAAAAATTTGCATTAAACGAACCACTAATAAATTGTATAAGTTCATTAAATGATATTTGTGTTAGATGCTTGCGTATATAGTTTCCCCATAGCTTTCTTGCCCATTGCTTACGAAAAGCACACACGATAAAGATTTCACTCATTAAGTGAGCCGTTTCTGAGTGTTCAAATAAAATAGGGATAATATTTACCTTATCGCCTTCTTTCCATGTCGGTTTTTTAACAGTATTGCCAAATACACCCATTTCTTGAATTTGCATGAATGTTAGTGGTTTAATCTTAAAGCGAAAACTTCCGACTTTTATTTTTACGGATGCTTCGGCAAGCGTCTTGACGACTTTTTCTTTATCTTTTGTATTCATAATTATATAGGAATAAAAAAGCGGTGCGGCTTGGGAAAGTTCCCTTACCTCACCGCTTCATAACGTATTATTTTTTTATGGTTCTAAAGTCCTTTACTAGACTTTACCTCATTAGCTGTTACATCCGAAGTAAACGCCCATCGGTGTCCGCTTACCTTCTCTCCTTTCGCATCAAATACCGCCATCTGACGACACTCGATATTAAGGTTAGGAAGACCAGACTTTCCGATAGAACCACTACGTGTAACAGTAAGCTTCATCTTAGACCACTGGAAAGTTCTTGATGGAATATCATCCAAATCTTTCGTTACAATCTGAATTGCTTTAAAAATTGTATTTTCTGTAGGAGCTTCGTTAGACCATTTCTTTTCATCAGTAGTATAACCAAGCAACTCTTCATAGTTTTCCTTAGAAAGGTCATAAGTCTGAACAGTAAAACCTTTAGTAGCTGCTGATGTAGTCAGCACTGCGTATGGGTCTTCTGTATCCTCTACCTCAACATCCTCTGTCTGAGCTGCTTGGTCGTTGAATGTCAAGCTGCCTGTTACGATAGCTTTAAGCAACTTATCGAATGCTGTAGGATAACCACCATTCGCTGCGCAATCGGCATAACCGAAGCTTTTTACGCCATATACACCATTCTTTGCCATAATTTTATTCTTTTAAATTGTTATACATTACTTTGAATTTTATATTGACATAATAAGTATCATCATTATCTTTTGTAGGGCGAGAGATTGAATATAGATTAAAGTAGCAACCACCAAGATAATCTTCTTTTTCGCACAAGTCAATTATCTTCTGTGCATAGTTATATAGCTTCTTTGAGTTTGGCAAATTAGTTGCTGTTTTTGGGCAATGTACATTCACATTCACTATGCCCTCATTAACAACATCGCTATATACAAATGGAAGGTGATTGATGGCAATATAATCGCCAACAGATAGCTTTTCAGGTATTTCGTATTTAAAGATACGCTTTTTACCGATACCTATGCTCTCAACGTTATCGTTAAGATATTTGTACAATGCAGATACTGCTTCATCACCAAGAATCATATCTAACTATCACTTTTAATTATGTCAGTTACTTCTTTAAATATCCCCCTCATTTCGTCACGCAAAAAATACTTTGTAAGATGCAAGACATTGTAGCCTTTGTCTTCTACATTCTTGCCGTATCTCATTCCTGCCACGATAATGAGAGAATAACCTTTAGGAGCGACTACGCCTTCTTGCTGTGCATATTCACTAAGTGCAGCACTTACTCCTTCTTGCCCTTCTTCTGTTTCTTCTGCTTTCGGTATCTTTCCAACAACAGAAGTTACAAGTTCTCCATCAAGATATAGAGCGAAAGATATTGAGTTCTTTAAATTTGCAGTTCGGTCTTGGTAGCCTTTATTCTCTTTAGAATAGGTGACCGCTTCTTCGGCAAGTTGCATCAAACGCATATTAAGGTAGCTAATAATCTGCTGCCTCTTTTCGTTCAACCTTTTCTGTAAGGCTTCACGACCTTTGATTTGTAACTCAACCTTTGCCATATTACCGCCTATTAAAGCCAAATTCTAAGATAGCGTTTCTTTAAGGTCACGAAGCCTTTAACCTCCATTTCCTTATCAATCGTGCCATCTTTTTTGGTTATCCAAACCTTTTCGCCTTCCTTCGGTATGAGAGAGTATTTTTCCTTGGATAGCGGAGCATAGATTTCGTGCGAATACACGTACTGCTGCCCGTCTACCAGAGTGATAATCTTCGCCTGCGAATTAGGCAAGATAACGCACTTACCAAAGGTTTGCCATTCTCCTTCGGACTGTTCGATAGGATTTCCGTCCTCATCAAAGCTTTCTTGTGGAGCACCTTTAACTTTAAGTATATCTTCAAAGTTCATACGCTATCTATTTGATTACCATACCTTCACACTTGTAACCCAATAATCGTCAGAAGTGCTATCAATAACAAGGTTAGCATCCAATCCAGCATCCTTTGCAATAGATTTAATCATCTTATCAATAAGATCCTTATCGTTCTTGTAACTCTGAGAGATACCGCCGATATTCTCACTTGATAATGGATTCATCTTGTAGAGGATACGCATAGCCGCATAGGCTACGGGTTTCTTTACCGCTACAGAGTATTCGTCAGCCACAGATGCTGTGATGCTGAATTTATCTGCAGCATCAATAAACATCTTCTCCAAAGTCTCATCTGAGGTAGAGAAAGGCTGAATCTCACTTGCTATGGCTTCTGAATTTGTCATGCTATCCTTGTTATATTATGATACTTACTATGTCAACATTTATATTAGAAGGTGGCGAATTAATCGCCTACCTTCAAGATAATAAAGTCGTCAATACCATCAAAGACAGGCTGCATCCACATTTCGTTGGTAAGGTGGTAACCTGTCTTATCACGCCAGTAGCCAATGAGGTTGTCATCATAAGTTGAGTATGACACACCATCGATTGGGTCAACAGCCTCCAATGCCTGTGCACACTTAGGGACTGCGACCTTCTCTGCGCACATTGCGACAACTCGATTATCAGGAATAAGGTTGTAATTTGTACCGTTAGGTAACTCCACGAACTTATCCTCATCAATCTGAATAGTTGGCAAAAGAACAGAGCGCAAATAGATGTTTACCTGCTCTACCGACAACATAGGCGCAGTTGGATTTACCTGTATTGTACCAAGATTAAGCTTAAAGGTATCTTTAATCTCTTGCGCCTGACACATAGCATAGAAGGTGTTCTCCGACATACGAATGCGCAATATCTTGCGACCTTTCTTCTTAGCCTCGTCTTTGAGCTTCTTAATATCCTTGATAGGAGTAGCGTTAGCCAGTCCCCAATTAATTGTTGCGCTAATCTGATTTACTCCAAGATTGAATGTATAAGACACATTCGCTTTCGCATTATTAGCGCGAGAAACGGTCTGTGTACCCTTAAACAGACCCTCAAAATAAAGCATATCAATACGCTTATGAGGTGCGATAACAGCTCGCTCAAAAGGACGGAACGAGTAAGTAATGAGCTTATCGTAAGCAGCGTTAAGAACAGACTGGGTGTAATTACTACCACTCATATCCTTAAACTTACCCTCGAGGTAATGCATCTGCTCCAAATAGTCGTTATCAAGCTCCCATTCGTCAGCGATACGACCGATAGAACCTGTAATCTGTCCCCAGTCTGGCATGGTATGCAATGGACGCTCACCGTTCTTAGCAACAACAGAACCAACCATAGCAGCAGCATACTTCGCCATATTTGCTTGATAAACCTTAGCAGCACAATACTCCACAGGCTTCATTTCTTTCTTCCACTCTGCTGTATAAGTGGAAGTCTTCATGTATTCGTCTATATAAGTCTGAAAAGACTTAGGGTCTTGCAATTGTTTTAGAATTGAATTCATAGTCTTAAATCTCCACTTTTAAAATTACTGAATCTTAAACAAAGCGATACCAACAGCATTAAGAGCTGTCTTAATATCATCGTTGATTGGGTAAGGGAGTGAATCTTCCTCAACTTCCATTACTTGTAGTGTTGGTGTACATGGAATTTCACTCTCAGGGTCACGAAGGTCAAGTGTGTCATAAGAAAAACCAAGAACAGTATCTTTAGTCTTGTCAAAATCTGACACAACGGCACCTTTAGCTGCTTCATTAGCAAGTGCAGAAACAGTTAATGTATCAACACCATCGGCTGATGCAATTGCCGAGATAGTAGCTCCTGCAATCTTATCGCCGACCTTAAACAGCGAACCGCTTGCAATCTTCAATGTTGTAGCCTGTTTCTCTGCTTTTTCGGCAACTTTTGCAGTCTTTACTACGATAGCGTTACCCTTACCATCACCCGATAGTTTCAAAGTTGCACCCTTAGGAAGCCACTTCAAAGAGCTTGGCAAATTGGTACGGTCAAGCATGTAACCTCCTTGTCTACGCAGACACTGCTCTTCAAGCCATACAGCCTCTTGAATATCTTCGGGCTTAGTCTTGTGCAAGAAATAACCTGAATTTGTCATAATCTTTTCTTTTAATAGTTAAACAATCTTTTACCTTACAATGTTTTTACTTCTGTGGAGTTGGTGTGTTACGCTCGGAGAAGCCTTGCATTGCTTTAACAAAATCATTTTGCTCGTCAGCCTCGGTAGATACTTTAGGAGCAGCTACAAAAAGTCCACTTGAAACCATTGTCTGTTTAAGAGCAGTCCAATCATCGGCACATTGCTGTGCGAGAGTTTCAAGGTTCTCCTCCTTGTCGAGCTGATAACGTGAACGGAACTGTTCTGGAATATCCTTCAACTTTTCACTCTTGCCGAAAAGGTCGTTGAGACGTGCTCTTTCTTCCTTCTCTTTATATGGAGCGATAGCGGCAGCTACAGCATCGTTAATAGCTTGCTGATTACCTTTTGTTGCCTCGGCAATCATCTGCTGAACTTGCTCTTGCGTAAGCCCTGTTGGAGGAACTGGAGGAATAGGAGGAACTGGAGGAGTTGGCTTATTGTTAGGGTCGTTAGGGTCAATCCATCCATCGAATTTCTTCGTTGTTTCGCTGACCGCACGATTGAATGATGATTGCATCATGCCAACAAAAGGTTCAACTGCTGTAATAGCACTCGTTACATCCTCGTCCTTTGACTCATCTGTTAGACCACGACTTGCAACTATCTGGTCAACCAGCTTGGAAAGTTCATCCTTCTTCAAACCATACTTTGCAAATGATGTTTTGGCAGAAGCAAGCACTTTTTCTTTAATTGTCATAGTAATTCTGTTTTAAACGTTAATAAATAAATAATTTCCGATTGCAAAATTACTATTTCTATTAATAAAATAATAATAAATAATAGAAGCTGTGTAAACAAATGCTATTTTTGGCGATTTTCTTGCGGTCTAAGCGGCTTTCTTTTAGTTTATGTATAGTTATTAAGAAACAAAAATAAAAGGCAAGATAGCCAATATTCTTGGTTACTTTGCCTTGCGTTGTATCAAATCTAACTTTGCCTTAACCTTCTTCGGATTCCTAGCATCGTGATTACTCAATCTTACCACATGATACCCGAGCCGCCATATACCCGAAGAGCGGTTAGCATCCTTGCGCTTTTGGTCTTTAGTAAAATGATAACCACCATCGAGCTCAATAATCGTTTTTATCTCGGGCAGATATATATCAGCGAAGTATAGCTTTCTGCCCGTGACTATCGGTTGCTGTGGTATCACCTTATATCCTAACAGAGTGCAGATTTTCGCCGCAGCCTTCTCCGCATCGGTTGTATGTGAAAGTAGGTCGCAGCGAATCTGATATATGAGTTTCTTGGATAGCATTATTTATAATACTTTTTGAAATTCTCTTCGTTTGCGAAGTATTTTCCTGTAGTAGATGTTACTTCTTGCTTGAATTTTTTAACGCCATTAGCTAGTTTATTAAACTTATCTTTTGGCATAGCACTCTTAATAATAGATACGAATGCTTCGTGCGCTTTATCTGTTACATTCGGCTTTAATATGGCATTAAAAATGCTTCTATCATCGCTGAAATTTATATTTCCAGAGATATTTTCTCCATGATTTATCGCACTCATAATTTTCGTTACATCGTACGTTGCATTTTTGAGGAGTTGATGTAAATCTTGTTTATCATATTCACTCAAATTGCTTATAGCACTATTTGGCGAGTTTGTCTTCAAGACTATATTTTCATTTGTCCCTCCCCCGATTGCGCTCTGCGCAAAGGTTCTGCTTGCGGCAGCATTTGCGCTGCTCACGGTTCTTGTACCGCCACTTGCCTTACTCATAATCTTTATATTTTTAAATGTTAAACTTATTTTTTCGATGCAAAGATACTATTTATATACCAGATATTGAGTACCTTTGAAACTTCCCGTCTAAACTATTTACCCATCTTCTCCGCTCTTTTTCTTTCCAATCTTTAAAGATGCTTGATATGTCGCTTCTTCTTTTGCTCTCGCTGCGCAGGTGTTAGCATAAAGTAAGCCTGCGTCTTAGTCATTACCTTAATGATAACGTCTTGCACCTTCGAGTATTTCATTTGCTCTTCTTTATCATATCTATCTCATCCTGTAGATAGAAGATTGCTTTGCTCAAATCTTGCACTCTCTGTTCTCGCTCTGAAAGGTTCATTTCCTTCTTTCCCTTGCGTAAAAGATACTTTACTGCCGAGCCGCAGTTAAAATCAAGGTGTCGGCAAATATCAATCGGCTCTATGCCGCAGAGTTCCTTTAGCCAAGCATAATGGTTAGGGTGATTAACCATTTCTTCCTTTTCCTCTGTGACAATAGTGCCATTTTTTGCAATCTCTTCAAACTGAATAGGAATATTCTTTCTATATACAAGATTGTATTCGTCTGGTATAATATTGCATTCTACAATAGCTCTACCTACCTTGATAACTTTCAATCTGAGAGGGCAAATATTGGCTAACGAATATCTTTTTTCTCCGATGTTATAAACGTAAACTTCTAGTCTATCATTTACATGGACTACCATACTAGGCTCTATTGGTAAGGTAAATACCAACCCTTCACGTATCTTCATTGATTCTATCATAATTCTTACTTTTTAAAAAGTTTATCAACTGCTAATTCCTGTAATTACGGATGCATACATCTTACAACCCTTGCTTCTGTATTATTTTTCTTCTGATACCTACAAAGATTGCATTCAATAGCACCGACTTTATTTAGAGCGTGCGTATATCGCCCACATTCACCGAAAGGGCAATCTGTTGCATATTCAATACCGCCGTGAATAAACTCACGTACCTCATACTTAATTGCCGTATTCGGCTTCTTTTCTTTCTTTTGGTATAACATATTATCTTATCTCAATTTTGATTTTATAAATCGACTTCTGCTTCAAGTTTTCCGTGCCATCAAGCAAAAGATGAGCAATGATGTCATCTACGGATTCGCTGATAGCTCTCTTCGTATATTCGTGATAACTGCCGTCTTCTTTTTCTTGATAGACGTTTACAGAGCCAGAGCTATCATCTGTGACAATAACCCCATTATCGGCGAACTCTAGCTTAAAATTAAGTTTTTCCATATAATTATTTTTTTTGTTCCATAAAATGTTTCTGTTGTATTAACATCATTCTTGTAATCAGATTCTGCATCTTTTCGATAATAAACTTCGGGGTCTCCGAAGTTCTGATAAAGAAAGGATGCTTCCCTCTCTTATGCTTATTAAAGAATAAAGCATCATCTTCACCCTCTATCTTTACAGCAATCATGTACTGACCGATGAAGAGGTGGGCACTTCCCTCTTTTCTCTTTCGAGGTGTGGTGTATTTGATGCCGTTCTCGTCTAAGAAAGACATCAGCTTCTTTAATTTCGTTTCATTTTTCATCTTGCATATCTCCTATGGTTTAGTTATCGCTTAACATTTTCTCAACCTCATTATCGTATTTATTTCTTTTGCACCAAGTAGTGAGGTCAAAGATTACTTCCGCATCCTTTCTAAAGCTCTTGTATAAGCTCAGATAGTTTTTCTTTGTTTGTGCGTTAGCCTTTCTCGCCTCGTGGAAAAAGGTAAAGTAATTCTTAAAATATTCCGAATGTATTGTGATAATATCGGCATCTTCGCATTTTTGCATCATAAACAGCGTTGCTTCTACCATAACGACTGCCTTTGAAGCGCAATAGATGTGATTCTTTTCTTTTGCTACAACTTCTCCGTTCCTTATGATGATAACTGAAAATTTTCCTGTTGCGAACTTATCTTCATAATCACAACTTACGTAGCACTCATATCCAACAAGTTCTTTTGCTGGTGTGAGGTAAGTATCGAGCCAATTTTTCTTTTTCTCCATTTTGTATCTCCTGTGTTATTATATAATCGGGTGGGAGCGTATGTGCGCCCGTTAGTTAATTATTTCTTGGGGCTGTCGCCCCTATAAGGGACTAAATTAAATTAAAGCCCTCATCCCTTATTTTATTATTTTTGATTTTACATAAACTACATTTTTGCCTCCTTCCTTCTCATACCATGACGAGATATTGATATAGCATCGTCCATCTGCATACGATAAATATTCGATTCAATGGAAAATGCACTTCTATTTTTTGCGCTTATCACTATCATAGAACCTTCAAAATCCGTAATAGCCATATTATTTGTACATACCTTTGCATCGCACCTTACTTCCTTGATTCTTGTGCGCTTATTGATGATACCCTTGTTTACAAGCTGATTTGTAACTTTGAACGCTTGGTACATCGTACCATAGATAACATCCTTGATTCTGTCATAAGATAAACCTTTGTTATCGCTAAACTTCTTCCTCAACATACGACTTTCACGTTTGAGAGCCTTGCGAATAGTCTTTGCATTTCTCCCATTCGTCCCCTTATTGTGCGTATTGATTACGTCCTCTTGCATTCTAACTTGGTTCTCCATGACAATCCTTCTCAAAAGGTTTTTGATGGCTGGAAATGTCATCTTCGTTAAATCATCCTTGCGAAGCTTATAACTATATCCATTATTTGAATGTATGCTACGAGCAATGAATCTCTTCTTTCCATTTTTCTCTTCAAAACGGAAATACCCTATCTTGCAACCATATTCAAGTAGTCTCTTTAATTTATTATTGTCAATATGCAAAAGCTTGGCGCAATGATTGTATGACACAAGATTAAGGTCTGATGAGCGGAATAAGAGCTTTATTTTAAGAAGCAAACAGAAGGCATCCAAGCGATTCTTGTCGCTCAGAGCAAACTTAGCTTCCTGTATTCCTATTCTTATTCTTTTCATCATTATATATATATTAATGTAAAAACCAAACAGATGAAAGGTGCTATCAATCATTCCGTTTGGTTTATTATATTGAACCCTTTCACTTGTGTTGATTGGGCATATATGATTCTTTTCTTAGCTTGGAAAATAGCACTTTCCTTTTACGCCGCAAAATTATAAAGAAAAAATGAGACATTCACTTAAAATCTATTAAAAAACTAATAGTATGTATTAATAAACTAAAAATAGCTATTAGGAAATTTGGTAGTCTGAGAGAAAGTTATTAATTTTGCGGTATCAAAGTTAATAAAATAGCTTTTGGTACATATAATTAATGTAGAAATTATTAATAAATTAAAAATAGGAGATACGAAAAATGAAAAAAGAAAAAGACATAATGAATCCATGTAATTGGAGAACCGAAGATGTAAAAGATGCGGTACAAGCAGCAATGCTCGCCGCTAGTGGAATTATCTTAGCGTATGCTGTTATCTGGCTCGCTTACTAAAAAAGGAGGTAATATGGAGATAGTAACAACATTAGTTAAGTTCCGTTGTCGCAAGGATAAAATGATGGAGCAGTCAAAGAATGCTCAGATTTTTCTCTTTGAAGGCAAAGAAGGTAAGACTAAGGTATTCGTACCTAAGTCTAAATTAATTATCAAGGATGATGCTTTAGATAGCAACTATAATCTTTGCATCATACCTAAATGGGTATTTCTTAGCACAAAGAACCTTTCGCAGAATGTTGAGTTGGTAGGAGAAACGCAACACATGGAGGTTCTCAATGATATTGAAGATTAATAGTATATATAGTAATAATTATTTTGTTTAATGTATTAAAAATAGGAGATACAACAATGAACACAATGGCAATGAATTTGATGGCACAGCCAAAGGTAGCAGAAGTAGCGGTTGCAAAGCAGCCAGAGTTGAAGAGTGATAACATGAATCAGTTCTTGGATTTCGAAACATCTAAGGTACAGATTCTGACAATCGACCAGCTTGAACGCACCGAGAAAGAGAATGATGTGTACGGAAAGCCTTTGAAGGGTATCTATCACTTTGACCTCATTCATCAGGTGGAAGACTTGTGCGAGAAGCACGGCTACAAGGCTGAGATTTACGACCTCTTTGCGGCGAACAACAAAGACCGCAATACTCCAGGTGTTACCCGTTTGCCTGAGAAGGAGGCTTTGATGGGTGATAGAGCTGTAGAGGCTCATATCCTTCGCCGAGTATTCTGTAATATTCGCTTGCGTGACTTTGATAAAGGAGAGGGCAATGATGAGATTACAACCAATATGGCGGTATCATTCCATCAGAAGGGTATTCAGTTAGGTATCGGTAGAAACGTAGTTATCTGTCACAATCAATGTATGCTTAGTGCTGAACATTACGCTGCTACCTACTCAGATATCAATAGCGGAAGAGGAGCTTTCAAGCTCGATGAGCTTCTTCAACGTGCTGATGCTTGGCTCGCTAATCTAAGAGGCATCATTGATGTCAATGATGAAATGATTGAGCGTATGAAAAATCGTGAGATTAAAGCACAGGAAATGTTTACCATCATCGGTATGCTGACCTCACTCCGTGTTGCTGCTGAAACGAAATACAAAGGCATTCGCAACCATCAGGTCATTCCTCTCAATCAAGCACAGATTGGTCGCTTGACCGAGAAAATGATGATTGCCTACTACGAGCGCAATATTGTTACCGCTTGGGATTTGTACAATGCGGCTACCGATATGTATAAGTCAACTCAGCTCGACCAGCCAATGATTCTTTCACAGAACTTGGCAATGAGTAACTTCATTCAGAATAAGTTGATTTAAAATATAACTACATAAGATTGAATATTAAAGTCATAAGAAAGTCGTTTTTTGAAGAGCCATAAAGCCGCCGTGAGGTGTCGGCTCTTTCTCTTAGAAGAATTATTTTATTCAGATAAATCTTGCCGTGAGGTAAGTTTTGAGACGTTATTTTTGAAAAATTTCATCTTTTAGCCCTACAGCGGTAGGGCATTTATATCCCGAGAAAAACCAATCGCACGGTGTGCGTGAGCTGTAGAATAGTGGTTCCGACTTCTTTTAGTTAGAATAGATGTATGTATTATTTTCCATGTTTTTAAAGTATATGCGAAGATACTCCGTAATAAGCAGCTCTTAATAAGCGGAGGTTGGCGAGGGTTCGATTCCCTCTCTTGGGGCTATGTTTTTTAAATATATATAATATGACAGATTTTAACGGAAAATTGAACTTGCTGCTCAAAAGAGCTGGCATAATGCAAATCCAAGGTCGAACCGGAGTACTTCGTTGTTTGGTTATTCCTGTTGAAGATAATAATATCTTCGTTACCACAGATGAAAATAATCATCCGAAGGCTGCTTATATCGACCTTACTGCTTGGGAGCTAAAGAACCCTAAGTATGACGAGACCCACATAATTAAGCAGTCGTTGCCTAAGGAGGTTCGTGAGAAAATGACAGATGAGGAGAAAAAGGCGATACCTATCCTTGGTGGTTTAAAGCCTGTAATTTTTGAAAGTCAGAATGCGGCTTCTTCTTGCGCTGCACCTATTGCACAAACGCAGAATTCGGATGATTTACCATTCTGAGCAAGAACTCTCTTAGAGAATGGTTTTAAATTAGTTTTAGATTATTAGATATGAGAAGTAGAACGAGTAATTGGTTTGAGGTAGGAATCCGCTATCAAAAGACCCAAGAAGATGGTTCAGAGAAATCTGTGACCGAAAAGTATGCGATTGATGCCTTATCCTTCACGGAAGGTGAGAGCGCAATCACAGAGGAAATGGCTGCTTATATTAGCGGCGAGTTTAAGGTTAAGTCAATGCAAGAGGCTTCGTACAGAGAGGTATTCTTTTCTGATAAGGATGATGATGATTACTGGTATAAAGCCAAGTTACAATTCATCCTCATTGATGAAAAGTCTAATAAGGAGAAGCGTAGCAATGTGACTTACCTCGTACAAGCAAAGTCTATGCACCGAGCAATCAATAACATTGATGAGGTAATGGGCAAGACCATGATAGATTACGAAATCATCGGTCTCAGTAAAACCAACGTGTACGATGTCTTCGAGCATAAGACAAAGGAGGAGAAGAAACAGAAGTCTAACGAAGAAAAGAGGGAGGAGTAAATTATGGCAAGACCTAAGAAAAATGGCGTAGAACAGCCTTTGAATTTGGATGGCAATAATATGCCTATGGAGAATGAGAACGCTCCGCAGAACCAAGAAAATGCGGCTCAGCAGCAAAATGAGGAGCAAGTTAAGGAACACGAGGAAAAAGACGAACTCCCTTTTGGGATTGAGGATGGAGTTCCTTCTCCTATTGATAATGATAGTAATTCATTTGTTATCTATGCTCCAAATGATATTGAAACTCGTAATGGGCGAATGGAGGTGTTAACGGGCATTACTCTTAAAGAGGGTTATCGTGGCTTGATTGTTCCAATCAAAGCTAATGCACTTTGCGGTCTCCCTACTGAATCAGACTATCGCTTACAGCACTCTGATGTAATTCCTATACATGTGGAAGAGAAAGGAGAGGTAATGCTCGTACTCTCTATCAATGATGAGACAATGATTCAAGAGCAGACAAACTTTGGTTCTCGCTCTCGTAACCTTATTATTCCGAAGGGTGCTCCGCTTGCCATTCTTATGATTTTTAAGCTGTGAAATATATAATTGCGGATGGAGGTCTATTATATAGTATCTCCTTCCGCTCTATTAAGTAACTATGACAGAAGTTGAACGAAAAATGCGTAGAAGCAAATACGGCAAAACCTACTATCAGAAGCATCGTGAAGCTTGTATCGAAAGAGCAAAGGCTTGGTATAATGCTCATAAAGAATATCGTAGGCTGTATATGCTTGCATATAATAGTAAATAGTGTATATATGGATGAGTTGGATAAAATTAAAGAGTTGAATACTCAATATAAACTGCTGCGAAATAATGGGATGGTGGTTAAAGTAGACCTCGTGACCAATGTTGGGACTTATGTAGTTAAGAACCCCAATATTATCAGCAAGGTGCTCGACTTGCTTATCCGTGAATCGCAGAAGCAGATAGAAAGTGAGGTGAATACATGATAGGATTGAATGGTAGACCTACAAGAGCAAAAAGGGTTGTTGTGGTTCAGCTTAAAGACAAGAAGCCCGAACCTTTCCTTACTTGCCCAGAGATTTATCTGAAATATGATAAGGCAAAGATTGGTATCGGTCTTAATGCACTTTGGAACGCCCTTGCTAAAGAAGGTTGCTACGAGAATAAGAAATGCAAAATCTCTTATCAGAATATAGAACAATTAAAAACATTGTCATGGGAGTAAGAAATAGAGGGAGCTTCCCTTTAAAATATCCGCATTCTATAGATAAGGATTTGTTAGCTTTGTATGCACAAGGGCTTACAATACCTGAGATTAGTAGAAAGGTTGGAATACCTTATGAAACGATACGGCGGCGGTTAAAACAGAATGGAGCAAAACCTGCATCGCCACGATTTATCGCTAGGTATGGTGAAATTCGTTATTGTGGTCATTGTCGCCATTGGAGCGAGGATGAGAAACGGAAATTCATTGAGTTGTTTCCTTTTCATACAAATAAAGAGATTGCCGAAATTTTCTGCTGTAAAGTTAAGACAGTGAAGAATAAGGCAATTTCTCTTGGATTGAAGAAAGATGCCGTATGGTTGCATGAGTATAGATTATCTTCTATGAAGATAGCTACTACTATATCCAAATCAAGCTCTAAAAAGTTTAGATTTGAGAAAGGTAATACTATCGGGCATAGATTTAAGAAAGGGTTTAGATACGATAAAACATTTTGGGAGAAATACAAGAGAGGCGAAGTTGCTTTGCCTTGATATTGAAAGAGAATACGGTGTTTATGATAAAATCAAAAAGTATCATTAATTATGGAAGATATTATAATTAAGAAAGATGGTAATTTCGGTTTTGATGTATGGCAAGGAGACAGACATAGTAATCATCTTGGATATGATGAAATGTTGGGACTTGTTTCAGCCTTAACAATGCCAAAAAATAGACCTTGCCTTCAATGGATGAAAACTAACGAAGAATGGGAAAGACAGGATGGTATTCTTGCAATGGTTATAAAGCAGCCTCTATTTGAAGGAATACGTAAATGCGAGATATGTGGTTGCGAGAAGCCGATAAGTGAATTTTCTAAGTCTTACAAGCATCGTTGCAAAGCTTGCCAAGCCGAGGTGGTGCGTAATAAAAGAAAGGAAAATAAGAATGCAAGAAACTAAGTATAATAATGATGTACCTTACGAAAGAGTAGTGCTTAGAGTGTTAGAAAACTACTCGAAGATGCAAATCAAGCTAACTCGTTACCAGAAGAAGGTCAAAGAGCAAGGTGAGTTGCTTAATAAATTAAACAACAAACACAATGATTACGAGGAGGTCGTTGCTGAGCGTGATGAGCTTCTCCAAAAGAACAAAGAACTTGCTCGTCAGTTGAAGATTTATAATGGTGTGCGTAAGTATTTCAATAGTCAAGTCTCATTAATAGAGACAGATAAATAATATATCAATATGAAGAAGATTTTGTCTTGGTGCGACTCTCATACAGAGCTGCTGTGTGCATTCTTTCTGTTAGGATGCTGTATCAATGGTGCGGTAAAAGATAGTTGGTCTGTGACGATATTATTCTTGCCGTTTATCGCTATGTGGATATTTGTCTATCGCTTACAGAAAGAAATTCTTCGCTATACCCAAAAGAATGAAGAGCTAAAAGAAACCAATAAGCAGCTTGAAAAGGCTTACGAGGAAAAGACCTTGGCGTTTATCAGAACTGATGATTTGAAGATGCTCTACATCTATAAGTATTTGTTGGCTCAAAATAATGTGGATTTATGTAAGCGAAAGATTAACTGTACGAAGTATCTTGAAAGAAGAGAATATTATGAACGTATGATTGAATTTTTCGTTAAGGATATTAAGGCTAAAGAAATGCAATAATGAAGTACGATGAATTTTTAAAGAAGGAGAGCCAGAAGAAAGGCAGAAGCAAACCACGGCATATAGAATCGCAGATTCAGATTCAGATGGTGAAGTGGTTTCGCTTGCAATATCCCCATTACATCATTGCTGCCATCCCTAACGGAGGACAACGAAGTGCGCTTGAAGCGAAGATTATGAAGGGTGAAGGCGTTTTGGCTGGCTTCTCCGACCTTATCATCATAGCAAAGGGAAATGTCCTATTTGTGGAAGTTAAAACGAAGGGCGGATGTCAATCTGATTTGCAAGCCAAATTTCAGTCTGACGTTGAGCGGTTAGGCTTTCAGTACAGCATTTGCCGCTCTTTGGACGACTTTATCTTAACCATTGAAAAATGGATAAAAGATAAGTTTTCTGTGTAAAAATATCGGATTTCTTTGGGTTTGTATTAATAACTATTAAAATATTAATAAAAGCACCGAGAAAATTTGGTAATTTCAAAAGAAATTATTAATTTTGCGGTGTAAATAATTAATAAATAGGTTTAACAATTAAAAGATATGACAATAGGAACAAAGACTATTACAATGAAGGAGGTCGCAAAAAGTCTTGCACTTTACAAGCTTAATAGCGCAGAAGCTTTATATGAGGCATATTTGCATTTTGCAAGAGGGCTTTTTATGAATGACCTTTCAGAGTTTGATGAGGTTTTGAAAGCAGAGTTTGAATCTTTTGGAATTAAATAAGGAGATACGACAATGATTACAATTATCAATAAATACACGGGCGAGGTTATCACCAAGTACTCAGGTGCTTTGGTAGGTGAATCTACAGAGGATTCTTTTATCGCCAACGCAAAGGGTTCGGGCACGTTCAGAGGACGTTGGAATGCTGTAGTGGAGTTCTTTATTCCTCTGAAAGGCTTGAACGCCACACAATGCCTTCTTAAAAGCCAATACGCTGTGAAGGAATGTATGAAGAAGAAATAATTAACGTTTAAATATAGGAGATACAATAAATGGGAAATGTAGTAAAATTTGGTTTGTGTAGCAATGAAGATGTAAGAAAAGAAGTAGCCAATCATCCAGATTACAAGGTTCATTGGTTGGCTGGCTTCGCTTGGAAAGGTGCTTGCGGTGGCAGAGAGCTCAAACGTGAGGGTATGCGCAAGATTTGGCAACCTGGCGGTTCGTTTATGGGAACTTTCGAGGATGAGCTGAATAAATGCTTGAATTGGGCTTGCGCTCAGGATATGGAGATAGACCATGATAAGAAACTAATCTTTATCAATGGTTTTAGTGAAAACGATATGTATTAAAACGTAGGATTATGTTCATAGAATTTAAGAATTTAAACGTAGCATTCAGAAAGGAATTTCCTTTAGCTGTTGTGTACTTCGATAAGTGCGATGGTGAGCGTTTTTTAAGAGAACAGGGAATAGCTTTATCTGGCTCTTTTAGCAGCTTTATTCCGCTTATTGCAATCGTTGATAACGTACCGCAGAAAGCGAGCAATAAGATTATCTTTACAAAGTATCGCATTCTTGATAAAGAAGAAGAGAAAGAAGCCTTAGATACTCTTAAACGAAGCAACCTTACCATTAATGACAAAGGATTTATTTCCTTCCTTGATTATAAGCAGATTTGCTTTGAGGTCGATGGAAATATCCTTTCTTATGATGATTTCTGTAAGTATGAATTACCTAAGGGTAAAGTGTTTAAAACAGTCTTCGATAATGGTTATTCTTACTACGGCTCTCATCCTTTTAAGGGTGATGCAAAGAAATATGCCGACACAGCTATCAAAGTTGCCGAGGAACTAAAGTATCTTTGGTTTAGTTGGACTATGGGTTTCAGACTTAACAACCTTCTTAACGTAGATGTGGCTTATGGCAAAGACGAGACCTATTCAGTAGTATCTAATACATAATAATATGGAAGAGATTAAGGAAAAGAAGTTTATCATAGAAGCAGAGGGCGAAGTGCCCTTTGCACAACGCACGGGTGATGGTTACGAGTTATTCAATAATGACCGAACAATGAAGTTTTGTGCGAGAAGACAACAGATACGGGATAATGAAACGGGTGAACAAAAATCTTGTTTTGCTATTTTCTGTTTCGTTAAAGAAGATGATGGATGGGTGCAAGGTGATAATTATCATCAAACGGAATCCATTACCTCTTTCGTTAAGGATTTGAATATCTCTCCTTACTTTACCAATGCGGTGAAGGAATATCGTGAGCAGATGGAAATCACAGAAATATGGGAGGTCAAAAAATGGGAATAGGAGCGATTTTAATCATCATAGGCGCATCAGTTATCGCATTAAGCAGCGTTGTTGCTGTTGGCGCAATGAACGGAAAATTAGAAGGTGTGATAACTATAAAAGAGAAATTCTTGGTTACTATATTCTTATTCATCTTACTCATAACGGGTTGGGTGTTATTGTATAACGGAATATTAATAATTAATCTGTAATAGAATGGGAAAGAGATTAAGTTTAGAAGATAAAGCTAAAATAGCTAACGGCAATGAACGTCATTGTAGGCAATGCAATCATCGTGTTTGCCCAGATGGTTTACTTGATGTATGCTCGGAGGCTTTTATTCGAGGGTATAAGAAAGGCTATAAGCAAAATCAGAAAGAACAGAAAGAACGTATTGATAAGATACTCCACCCTGTTACTGAGCCTTGTGGTAGTAATGCTATCTTTGTCTTTTTCAGAGACGTAAGAAGTGGTGAGTTACAACCTTATATTGAGGATATGAGAATGCCTGATGCAAAACGTTACCAAGATATAGGTTCAATAAGGTTTTCGCCAGAAAAAGACGAACCGCAGAAACTACAGATTGCATGGTGTTATCCGAAGGATTTGGTTGAGCTTCTTGGATATGACAAGAAGTATGTCGATTTTGAGCGTATAGCTCTTTCTGAAGGCGCATTCTCTTATCCTCGTGAGGAGTATGAGGAAAATCTTCAAAAGTACTCTGCCGTGCGCTATGAACACAAAAAATATTATCATTATCGGAAATTAAAAAAATAGCTTTGTTATGGATAAAAAAGATATTAATCTAAAAGTTATACTTGAAATCGGTGGTAACCTTTGCGGTATGACCATAAAGGATAAGGATGATAAAGTTGTGCTATTCGAGCATTTGTCATTTAATGAGCAAATTAAGATTCTCAATAGCCTTAGTCAGAATTATAACTGCCTTGTGCGGTTCTTAAAAGAAAAGGAGGGATAAGGTATGAATTTGGTTCTATTTGTATTGATTATCATATCTGTTGGGGTTACTTTCGGATGTCTTGTGCAAGGTAATAATAATAAGGAGAAGTAAAGTATGGAAGCAACTATTTTATTAGGCAATTATAATGATTGTAAGATTGATACGGGAAGATATGTAGAAACGGACGTTATGGGTTGGAAAGCCACTATCTATGTACCGAGTGGTATTGATAATGAGCAGATTCAGAAAGCCCTTGATTACGCTTATTCTACTCTCTGTCAGAGTTGCTATATGGAGTTTATCTTGGCAGACAACTTCCTTCTTATCTCTAAGGAGGTCTTTGATAAGAAGAAGGTGTTTAAGTTCAATCTTAAAAAGCACTTTACTGAATGCCAAACATCTATTCGTGATACGATGAAGTTGTATGAGCGAAATATGGATGAAGACTACTATAATGAGTATTCTACCTATCTTTGGGATTTGATTAAGGATAAGGTTGAGAAGTTACGAAAGATGATTGAGGATAAGCTTCGCAATCTGAAATGTAAGTATAACCCTTATCTCTGCTCGTATGTCATTATGATTCAGAACCTCGTACAGCAGATTAATGATACCCATATACACGTTATGGAGATTACCGAAAGGGAGTATGGAGTTGATATTGCTCCAAGCTACGAAAATTATCGGGCTAAAATGGCATTCACGCAAGCGGATAATTGTCTGTACGACATCATGCACGATGAAGCAGAGAAATTCCGTGATAATATCGTTAAGGATAAGAAGGTTATCGCCGTATGGTCTGATATAACAAGAACTCTCTATGACCCTATCAACGCAAAGAAGGCTCGTTTCTCGGCTTTCTATAGCATGTCTGAGGAAACGCAAGCTCTCTATAATTTGAGAGAGGAGGATGGCTTCTGCGAGCCTAAAGAAGGTACTAAGAAATTAAAGAAAGGAGCGTAGGGTATGGAGTTAGATAATATTTACTTTGGAGATTGCATTAACCTTATGCGTGATATTCCTGATAAAAGCATAGATTTATGTGTTACGGATGCACCATATCTCCACAATAAATCGCCACTTAGTCCTACGTATGATGGGAGTGAATGGAATCAGAAAAGTTCCTTTGGAAAATCGGAGCTTTATAAATATGGTGGTGATATGATGGGAGGGATGAGTTGTTTCGGCGAAGAAGAAATAGATAAGTTTCTGAACGCATTAAAGCCGAAGATGAAGATAATGAATGCTTATATGTTCTGCTCGGAAGAACAGGTACCGTATTATTGTAACTGGGCAAATAAGAATAGCCTGATGTTTACAATACTCGTTTGGGAGAAGCCGTTATCTATCATTAACAAAAATCGTTTTTCGCAGAACCTGGAGTACATAGTACGAGTATATGATTACGGTACTGCTCTTAATCGGTTAAATAATAACTTGTATTATAATCGGGTAAAGAAAGAAAAACCGATTAACGGGAAAAGTAAGAATCATCCAACAGAAAAACCTGTCTCTATTATGCAAGAGTTCGTTGAACTGAGCAGTAATGAGGGTGATGTGGTCTTGGATGCGTTCTGTGGCTCTGGTACGCTTGCGATAGCGTGCATTAATACTAACAGACATTTCATTTGCTTTGAGAAGAATAAAAAATTCTTTGATATTGCTAAGAAACGGGTTAAAGAACGGAAGCAACAACAAACAATTTGGTAATTAGTTTTAGGTATGGATAAGAAGGATATGCGTAAGCTGATGCACTATGCACGTATTCGTGCTAAGTACAGAAGGTTGAAATTATCGCAAATCACAGTTGAAGAGTGTATTAAGGATATGCGCTTTTGGGAAAAAGAGATTTTTGCGTATGCGTTATCAAGATACCTTGAAGGATAGAATGATTCTCATTTTATCTTAATATATATGTTGTATCTCTTGGGGGCGGCGGTCTCGGCTGCTGCTCCCTTCTATAAGTATAATAAGTTTATCAAGGTAAAGAAATAAGTCGCTGATTCTTAGCAAGAAAGCTATTAAACTCTATTAATTCCGATTTATTTCTATTAAAACCAAAAATAGTTGGAGAAAAAGTTGGTAGTTCGCAGATTTCTTTTTAATTTTGCGGCGTTCAATAAATACTTGCGGTGAGGTTAGAAGCTCTACCGCTTTAAGGTGGAGCATTTTTTATGCTCGCTTCTTAACGGATTACGATATATAGGTATCGCCCCTTGCGTACATTATAATGGTGTATGCGTGCTTTCGCAAGTAGGCATTGAACAAAGGGTAGCGATGCCTTCTTTTTTTAGGTATCAACCCAACATTATATTAACGTTCAAAATACTTGCAAAATGAACGAAATTAAAATTATCAACAAGTCAACCTTCTTAGATAAGGAGATTGATGTTTGGGGGTCAGTTGAACAGCCTTTATTTCGGGCAAAGGATGTTGCTTCTTGGCTCTTAATTAAGAATGTGTCCGACCTTGTGAAAAGAGTGGATAATGATGAGGTGCATAGGTTTAACCTAGGCAGCTTACAAGGTGAGACTTGGTTTTTAACTGAGGATGGTTTGTATGAGGTACTTATGCAATCACGCAAGCCTATTGCCAAGCAGTTTAAGAAAGGAGTAAAAGCTATCCTTCACGAAATCCGCAACAAGGGCGGCTACATTGCTTCTTCGGTCAATGATACTCCCGAAGCTATCATGGCACGAGCCTTGAAGATTGCGGATGAGACGTTGAAGCGGAATGAGCAAAGAGTTCGTGAGCTTGAAGCTCAGACCGAGCAGCAGGCACAGACCATCGGCATTCAGCAGAAAGAACTGACTGTTGCCGCACCAAAGGTAAAGTACTACGATGATACACTTGCATCAACGGACTGCCTTACCACCACACAAGTTGCTGATGACCTTGGTATCAGCGCAAGAGCACTCAATCAACAACTTTCCAATGCAGGTATTCAATACTTTCAATCAGGTTCTTGGCATTTGAAGGGCAAGTACCGTGAATGGCAGCTCGCAAGCACCCGAACCTACAATTATATCAAGGGTGATGGTTCTACGGGCACAAAAGTAAATCTTGTATGGAATCAACGTGGCAAGCGTTTTATTCTTGCTCTCTATAACAACGACTTTAAAGTGAAAGATGCCATCGCTGAAATCAACGGCGAGAAGAGAGCTGCGCTTGTGTCTAAAAACAATCAGTCTAACTTTTAATTGAATAGGAGAAATCAAAAATGGATAATCAGAATATAATGATAGAGGTAGCAGTTGATAATGATGCTACTCAGCGGTGTGTCGGTCTGCTCAAAGAGCTTATGGCGGTACAGGAAAAAGCTATGAAGTTCTTGGTATCTGAGGGTATTGATGATAGCTGTGAGGGTACGATGATTGCCGAAGGAATCGGTAACGCCGTGAAAGCCTTTGGTGGCGTGCTGCCAGAGGGTATCTACAATAATGTAGTCGGTATTGAGGTTTAATGTTATGCGTGAATAGGAGATACGCAATACAACAAAGTATAAATAATTATGGAGATACAAATGTAAAAGGCAGTACTTTGAAATACGTGCTGCCTTTGTTTTGTTTATATATAATCTCTGTATTTTCCTGTTATTTACAGAAAAAACTATACCTTTGACATGGTAAACAAAATATGAGTTATGGCAAAAGTACAATTACGAATTAAGGGTATTGAAGCCCTCAAAAAGAAACTAATGGAGCAAAGAGAGATAATGATTAATTATCTTACATACGCTATGGCTGAACTAGGTGAGCGTGCTGTCACCTATTCTAAGGATAACAAGGGTTATCAAGACCATACAGCAAATTTAAAGAACACCATTGATTATGCTTTATTTCTTGATGGCGAACTTGTGTGCGTTGGCGACCACGAGGAATTAAATGGAACTGAAAAAGATAAGGCTCATTTTATCCCTGATGCAGCAGTTAAGTATGCTCAACAGCAAGGTGTTATTGCCCCCAAAGGATATTCTCTTATCATTGCATCTGGTGTAGATTACGGTCAACATGTAGAAAATAAGGGCTACAACGTATTGTACCTAACAAAATTCTTTCTTAAAGATGAAATGAAAAAGATAATACTTAAAGCTATAGAGAATGCGAAGCAAAATAACTAAGAGTGAGCCAACTGACCCACTCTTAGTTTAGTATAGATGTCCGTAATTCTTATAAGAAAGGCAGGGCACTATTTGCGCTCTGCCTTTTCTTTTTCTCTTTGCTTTCGTTCAGCCCTTGCGAGCCGAATCTCTTCATTAATCTCGTCCATCGTCATATTGACGTTATTCTTCCTTGCTTCTTCTATGAGAGCATTGAAGTTCTCTAAAGCCTTCTTCTTTTCTTCTTCTGTCATTACATTTTCTTTATTTTTTCGATATATGGCTTAAATATACCTTGAAGTTTATTATATGTCTCTAATATCCAAGCGAATATAGGCTCCCACTTATCTTGCTCATATCCACCATATTCATAGTTTGTAGCCATTATCACACTTGTTTTATTATCTTCTGCCAAGTTCCATTGTAGTGCAGGTTTCCCGAATGTCTCATTGATAGCTTCCTTATCTTTTTCTATCAGCTTATAATGCTTTTTATTCTCAGCCTTATCTGAGCCATCAAGCAACAAGCGGACAGAAGCAGAACCTTTGCGTACAAAGAAGTCATAATGAACCTTTGATGTTCCCGTTGAGATATTCATCCAATGATAACTCTGTGGCATCTTTTGGAAGTCAGCTCCGTTTTTACTTGCGTATTCATTGAATGCTGTCCAAAATTCCATCAGTCGCTTCTCTGTATCGGATTTCGGTGAAGCTTCGCCTTTCTCGTATGGTGGTGCATTATAAATCTGTGTCATAACTCGTCTGATTTGGTTATGTATGCAAAGGTAGCGAAAAATCGGTTACTATATTTTTATATTGCATTTTTTATATTAATATAACTTTAATTTACACACCAATATATTAAAAGCTATTAAAATATTAATAAAAACACTGAAAAGATTTGGTGATTTCAAAAGAAATTATTAATTTTGCGGTGTAAATAATTAATAAATAGGTTTAAC